GAAGAAATCCTATCTCGTGATGGTAAGTTGGTTATTCGTCCTGATTCAGGTAATCCAGTTGATATTATTTGTGGTCATGATAATTCATCATGGATTCAATCAAATAAGGCAACATTTGGTGATGATAATGTAATTACAAATTCTGGTAGTCCTGAAAAGAAAGGTGTTATTGAATTACTTTGGGATGTATTCGGTGGTACCGTTAACGAACAAGGTTACAAGGTCTTAGACCCACACATTGGAGCAATCTATGGTGATAGTATAACAATTGACAGAGCAGAAGAAATCTGTACTAGATTAGAAGCAAAAGGATTTGCAAGTACAAATATCGTTCTAGGAGTTGGAAGTTTCACATATCAATTTAATACTCGTGATACATTTGGCTTTGCAATGAAAGCAACCTACGTTGAAGTAAATGGCGAAGGTCGTGAAATCTTTAAAGACCCAATCACTGATGATGGTATGAAGAAATCAGCTACAGGACTTTTGTATGTTGGTAAAGGCGATGTGAGTGGCGAATTAAAACTATTCGATAAAGTAACTTGGGAAACCGAAACCAAAGGTCAATTGAAAACACTTTACAAAGATGGTAACTTTGAAAACTTAACAACATTAACTGAAATTAAAAATCGTTTAAAATGAAAATAACGGATAAATACGTATTCTTCTGGAATGGGATATACTCTCAATGGCATAAAGCCGACATGACAATCGATGGGGTTGAATACAATTCTTGCGAACAATACATGATGCATCAAAAAGCATTGCTGTTCGGTGATATGGAAATCGCTGAACAAATCATGCAAGAATCCAACCCAAGAGAACAAAAAAGATTTGGTAGAATGATTAGAAACTTTGACAAGGCTATATGGGATAAGAATTGCTTGGCAATTGTTTATGAAGGCAATCTAGCCAAGTTTACCCAAAACCCTGAACTCAAAGAACAAATGTTAGAAACTGGTGATAGAATATTCGTTGAAGCATCACCACTGGATAACATCTGGGGTATCGGATTGGCAGAAGATGCTGAAGATATCGACAACCCATCATATTGGTTAGGACTAAACCTTTTAGGTCAAGCACTAACACTTGTTAAACAAGAATTAAAAACACTATAATGATATACACACCACCACAAAACATCGCCGAAAGAGATAGAACAATGCGATACGTGTTCTTGGCAGGAAGCATCGAAATGGGCAAAGCCATAGATTGGCAAACCGATATAGGTATTTACTTTGCACAAAAAGGCTACGGAGTCTTTAACCCAAGAAGAAAAGATTGGGATAGCTCTTGGAAACAAGAATACGAAAACCCACAATTCTACCAACAAGTAAATTGGGAGTTGGATGCTCTAGAAAGATGCGAAGCTATTCTGCTATACTTGGTCCCTGAAACCATGTCACCTATATCCTTGCTAGAACTAGGACTTCATGCTGCACATAAAAAACTATATGTTGTATGTCCTGACGGATTCTGGCGCAAGGGTAACGTTGATATCGTATGCAACAGATATGATGTACCACTATTTGAAAATCTCGAAGACTTCAAATTCTACTTTAACAAAATTAAACTATAAACATGAGAAAATACGTAGACCGACTGGTACAAGAATGGCAATCCCATGGTAAGATAATCATAGGTGTGGATTTTGACTTTATCGGATAAAAATTGTCTTTTTTGCTTTTTTTATATATTTATTATATATGAAAGCAATATACGGAATTATTAATAAAATTAACGGAAACAAATATGTCGGCTCGGCTATTAATTTCTATAAAAGAAAAACATTACATTTAAAACAATTAAGAAGACAAATTCATCATTCTAAATATTTACAAAATGCTTGGGATAAGTACGGTGAAGAAAATTTTGAATTTATTATTTTAGAAAAAGTTGATGATAAATCATTATTGATAACTAGAGAACAATGGTGGATTGATAATTCAAATTCTGTTTATAATGTTTGTAAAATAGCTGGTAGTTCTTTAGGGGTAAAGCGTTCTGATGAAACACGTAAAAAAATTGGTGATGCAAAACGTGGATTTAAACATACTTTGGAAGCTCGTAAAAAAATTACGGAAAATCAAACAGGTGAAAAGCATTGGGGTTATGGTAAAAAACTATCAGAAGAAACCAAAGCTAAAAAATCTGAAAGTATGAAAGAATATTATAAAACACATGACCATCCGAATAAAAATAAGAAAATGAGTGATGAACAAAAAAAATTCTTATCAAAAAGATGGTCTAAACCAATAATACAATTTGATTTAGAAAATAATAAAATTAGGGAATGGGAAAGTATTAAAGTCGCAGCAAAAAATCTCGGTATTACCGAATCAACAATAGTTTTATATTTAAAAGGAAAAACAAAAAAACCACAAAAATACAAATGGGAATACAAGACACAAGATTAAAAAAATATTCTGATAGACTATCGGAAGAATGGAAAACACATGGTAAGATTATACTTGGAATTGATTTTGACAACACGCTTTCACCTTACCATACACTAGATAACCAAGAAGATATCGATAGAACAATTATTCTTCTTAAAGATTGTCAAGGGGTTGGATGTTATACCGTTATTCACACAGCTTGTAACGAAGATAGACACCAAGAAATAATGGCGTATTGTGATAAGATTGGAATCAAAGTTGATTCAATCAACCAAACACCCATCGAATTACCTTACGGTCAAAAAGGTAGTAAACCTTATTGTAATCACTTCTTAGATGATAGAGCAGCATTACCTGCAGCTTTGGATATCTTAGCTGAAGCTATGTACAAACAAAGAGCGTTTAATTATTCACGAGTACACCGAGACGAAATCGGTTAAAAAAAATAAACACATGAAAAAAAGTACAATATATGGAATGCTTTGGGCAATATGGCTTGGTGGTTGTTTGGGTTATTTAGGTTATGGTCCTTCAACTTGGGAATTTTGGATTATATTCGTACCAGTTACAATTTTAGAAGCACTTGAAAAAAAAACATTTAAAGAAGAAGATTAATCATGTCATTGACAATAATATTTAGCATAATTTTTATTCATTGGATTGCTGATTTCGTTTTACAAAGTGATAAACAAGCCAAGGGTAAAAGTAAAAACTGGAGTGACCTTTTAGCACATACATTTACATATAGTACCATGTGGGTATTTGCTAGTTGTTTAATGTTGGGTTATGTAAATAAAGGACAAACAACACAATGGTATGTAATTCATGCACTGCTGTTTGGTCTTATTACATTTTTGTGTCACACCATAACCGACTACTTTACCAGTAGATTAAATTCTAAGTTATGGGCCAAAGGTGACGTACATAACTTCTTTGTAAGCGTTGGGTTTGACCAAGTATTACATTACATACAATTATTTTTAACTTTTTATTTTTTAATATAATGGAAAACGTAAATAGCTGTTGCTACGTAGCAAAAATAGATGTTATTGAAAACATCCCAGGCGCTGACAATATCGAACAAGCACGTATTGGTGGGTGGAACTGTATCATAAAGAAAGGTGAATATGATGTTGGTAATTTGGTTGTAGTAGCAACTACCGATGCTGTTATACCCCAAGAACTTTCAGATGCAATGAACGTAACTAATTACCTACGTAAAGGTGGACGTGTGCGTACAGTTAAGCTAAGAGGTGTATACAGCGAGTGTTTGATTATTCCAGTAACTTACGTACAAACAGACCAAGTACTTTATGAAGGTACTGATTGTATGGAATTGATGAATATTTTTAAATATGAACCACCAGTTAAAGAAATAACACTTGCATCAGGTAAGAAAATTAGGTACGATGAAAATCCTAACTTCTTGGTATATTATAAGTTTCCAAATCAAAAGAATGTTCCTGATATGTTTACCGAAGATGATACAGTTCAAATCACCAGAAAGATACATGGAACCAATGCAAGATATGGTATTGTAAGAAAGAAAAAACTATCTTTGTGGGATAGAATCAAAAAGTTTTTAAGACTTGCTAATGAATGGGTTGGATACGAATATGTTTATGGTTCACATAACGTAGAGAAGGGTTCTGATTCTCAGGGTTTTTATTCTACTGATGTGTGGAGAGAAATAGCTGATAAGTATTTCATTAAACAAAAACTTTGGGAATATGTTAAATTATATTCACCAGAAGAAATTGGTAGTGGTGTAGTATTGTATGGTGAAATATATGGTGCTGGCATTCAAAAAGGGTATGACTATGGTTTGAAAGATATTCAATTTGTTGTATTCGATATGTTTGAAAATGGTAAGTATTTAGACACAATCAATGCTAGATTAGCCATCGTTGATTTACTGGGGTTAAGACATGTCGAT